CCGATTCTACGGCGTAGGCGAGAGTATCTGTTGTGAGCCCAAGCTCAGCGCGCATTACTATTGATATTTGCTCCAAGAGCCTTCCGAATGAAGTCAACTCGGAATAAATTGCCTTGGAGTAAGCCTTGATACGAGCATCTAACTCCTCCTGTTTTGCGTTTCTTAACTGAGTAAGCTGAGCCACTTTTGCCAACTGGCTTTCATGAAGCCTCATCAATGCCGCTAGTTGCTGGCTGTCAGACCCAGCATGTTGGTTCAGGTTTTCTTTCTCTGCGAATGTTTTTGTCGACTGGTCATCAAAGAAATCAATCTCTGCATCCAACCCGGTTACCTCCGAGCGTAGGTCCTGTACTGGTTGAGCACTCTGCAATAACTTCACAAAGAGGACGGTGCATTCTGTATCCAGTGAAGTCACGAGAGATAAATTGGCCGGCCCAGTGACCAGCTTCAGCTTTGATAAAGTGGACTGGAAGCCTTGTAGCTCGTCCGACGGATTGGTCTCCGCCAAATCTACGTGCGGTAGCCTTACGAAATACCTCATAACCAGGAGTGCTTCGTCTGTTGCGCGTAGATAGATCTCACGACGAATACTTGTTATCCGTTCCTTTGATTTCTCGGCGGAATCGTGGACGAGCTGCATCCGCAAACGCCTGGAATTGTCGTAATTCGATATCAACACCCCACTCAGCGTTAGCACTGATGCAATGACTCCTGACCAAATTACATCCGGAACGCTATGAAGAAAGTCAGCCAACCGCGTCATCATCTCTGAAATCATACAAACCCCACTTGGTCAGAACTCATCAAGTTTAGTACAGGACCCCAATCCTTGGCGCCGGTCGAGTTTGACCTTGATGGATCTGATGATGCCTGTCTCAGGGTATTTATCCGCAACCCGATTGAGTGACTAGCGTCTACCTTGTGGAACTAAAGGTTAGTGGTTTGTCTGAGATGCGAAAGCGCCAGTTCAAGCAAGGCTTCCTCTGCCTCGGGCTGGAGGACTCCCTCGGCGTCCATCGGCAACCATGGCCGACTTGGAATATCACCCCACAGATGCGGGAACTCGGATTTTTTTCCACCGAAGTGCATCATCGCCGCATAGGGTTTGTTGCTGCCGACTAACGCTGAGCTGTCGGTTGCAAGGCTGGTGACCGAGGCCCCTAGACCCGCCGCACTGACCTGTAAAATCTGGCCCGGCCAGTTGCCGTTTTTTGCCCGGCGCTCGGTAGTCGTATCGGACAGGTCGGCCCAGTCGGGCCGCCCCTCGTTTTCAAAGTTCTCTTCTGTTTGGCTTACCAGCTCGGCGGCAACGCCACGCATCAGCGGTGCAAGATCCCCGACGGCCCACTCAACTTTTCGCAGGGCGTTCTGCAATCGCTGGTGATCTAATTCAACTGTGAACATTTTGCGCCTCCTAAGCGGCTGCCTCTTTACGCTTCAACACCTCGGCCAGTCCGGTGCCTGGTGCATGATTGAAACCCGGATCGGTGCGGAAGGTTACGGCCCGGCCTCCTGCATCGCTGGTGCGCAGACCGGTGACCGTGGCTGTTCTGATTTCACCGGTACGTTTGTTGATTCCGGTTTCTACGGTTTCGGTGAACATTCGCCCGTCGCTCGATACGACCTTCAACCCGCGACGTTTGACGGCGGCTTCGCTCAAGGCCACCACGCGGCAGCGGCAGTTAAACCCATTTGGGGGAAAGATCGCTGACCAGATTGGATCATCGTGGCGGAACACTTGACCGTGCAACGCCCGATGGCTTGGGCGCGTCTTGCCGTCCAGGATCGCAACGTACATCCAGTACGGATGGGTGTCTGTGGTTTCCTCCATGTTGGCTTTACGGCCGGCCATGTAGGCGCTTTGCAGGTTGGTCTGATAGATCGTTTTGAGCCGGCGTGGGCTGCCTAACTGGACCAGCTCGCCGACGCCGTCGCTATCGACGATGACTTGTTGCCCCCACCAGCCCTGCGCCTCCAAAGTCGGTTGCATGCCCTCGGTGAACTGCTTGAGGGTTTGTCCTTCCTGGAGCGCTGTTTCCAATGCGCTCCGAATATCTGATAACAAATCGAGTCGCATCGCCTTGGCGACGGTGAAGGATTGATCGTGGGCTTGGTCGAGCATCTCCTGCCAATCCCAGGTGATCGCGTATCCCTTGAACTTGAGGTATGCGATGGCCTTGGCGGGTTCAAGGCCAAAGACGGCTTTGAGGTCGGTTGGGCTGAGGTGTTTCTCTGTGACGGCCATGTCAATCCTCCCGGTCAGCATTGGCGCTCAAACGGCCCCAAGTGTCGGCAATGAACAACAAATCGGCGAGTCGCTGCTGGAGCGCCTCGCCGTCCATCTGCGGCAGTGCCTCGGCCAGTAGACCGAGAGCCTCGGAGTCGTTGCGGGCGCGTTGCAGCATCTCGATGAAGGGGGCCACGGCCTGTTCGGCCTGTTGTTGCAACGCTTCGGCGGGCAAGCTGTCGATGGCCTGATCGAGGGCGATCTGATCCAGCAGAGGCCGCACGGTCGGCTCGGCAAACTCTGGCGACTCGGCGGTGGCCGCCGCCTCATTGATATCGCCGTCCTGCAGGTTGTAAGTGCGTTTCCAGTACGCGCTGGTGAACTTCACCCCGGACTCGGTCAACGACTTGTCGCGTTGGGCCAATGTCTTGTCGATTTCCTCCTGTTCCCACAGTTCATACAGCGGCGCCACAACGTCGGTGCCGAAGTTGAGGTCTACGACCAGGCGAATACAGGCGTTCAATGACGCCGCAACAATACCCGCATCACCGTCGCGAATGTCTTTGGTGACTTCGGCACCCGCTGTCGCACTGGCGCGGTTGCTGTCCTTCTCAGTGGTCTGGTTTTGCCCGAGCATGGCGACGTTGATTTCACTGCGGCAGTACTCCAGCAGCTCACGGTAGACGTCGGCGCTGCCCGCCTTACCGGCGGCCTCAATGATCTGCACGCTGGAGTCGTCCGGGATGGCTGCAACGGCGTCCTGCACCATGGCCTCAAGGCTATCGAGCAGCAAATCAGTTTCACCATCAGTGGCGCCGCGTGGGTGCTTGCCAATGACCCATGGGCTGCCGTACTTCTCAGTGAACTGCACCCAGAACTTCAGGCCGCCTTTCATGAAGGTCGCCGGCCAAAAGCACATGCTGAGGTCCGGGAAGCCATACGGGTTGGCATAGGTCGCGTCCTGCCGGGCGACGATAAAACGCTGCGGATCGCACACCTCGCCGTCTTGTCCAGCCTCCTTGGAGCGAAAACGCAGCGCGTTGTCCTTGTCGTAGAAGAACCATTCGGCGGGCTTGCCGAGCAAGTCTCCCGGCACCAGGTTCATGCCCACCGGCTGCCACATCAGCTCGACAGGCTGATAGCCGAACAGGGGCGCGTCGAGCAGCTCGCGAATGATGCGGTCCAGATCAAGATCCGACAGCCAATCGCGAATAAAACGTTCCACCTTGATTGGCGCATCGCCGCGTTTGATACCGCGCTCCAACGCCAGCACCGAAGCTTTGCGGCGACGAACGTTGCCGCCAACCAATGCCGAGCTGCGCAGGTCGCGGTACACGGTTATGTCCTTGCCCTGGGCTTTCAGGATCGGGTCCGGGTTTGGCAGGTTTGCCCCGCTGGAGCCGCCCGCATTGGACCGTCCACGGGTGGCAATGTGTTGGTCAAGGTTGGAGCTTCGCTTGGCGTCCGCAAAGCTGACGAATTCGGTGGGGCTGACCCACAGGCCTCTCTTGTTCATGCGTACCCCTGGGTGATGCGTTTGCCCTGGCGTGGGCGGCGTGATTTGACGGAGATGGGACCTGAGGCGACTTCCAGAGTGGCGAAGTTGGCCAACGCGCCGGCCCCGGCGAAGTCGCCGTGGCGGTAGAGGTCCGGGTCTTTGTGGTCTTGTGAGCGGGCTTTCATGATCATGGGGATGCCGTCCACCATTTCGATGGCGCGCACGTCTTGGTGCAACGAGTCATCGAGCGGCAATGTGATGGTGGCGTCTTCGAACAACTGCACGAATTTCGGCATCCAGGCGCCGTACCAGGAGCGACTGATCTTCACCTGCTGGATTCGGTTATGGCCGAACTCATCGGCTGTCTCTTCGGCCAGTGTTTCGCCGCTGCCGGTCGCGTCCAGCGCGGCGCCGACAAAACGCGGTAGCCCGCGCAGGATGTAAAACAGGACTTGTTTCTGTTGCCGTGTTGGAACCTTGTGCATCTCCACCACAAAGGGCACATCACGATGCCTAACCTGATCGACAGACATCGGGCAGATGATGGAAAAGTCCCGGTGCCGGGCATAGTCCATGCCCAAGAAGTGACGTAGATCAGGCGCCAAAGCCTGCTGCATCAAGGGCGTCAGATAGCGCCCGATCCAGTCATCAACATAGGCTTCACGGCGATACACCGGCTGCAGGGTGAAGTCATCGTCCAACGCCAGTCGCAGTACAACCCGACCGGGGCGCATGGCCTCATCGATCCACACGCCGGGAATGCACACGCCGTTGCCGTCACGTGGGATTGCATCAAGCTCTTCGCGCATCTGTGCCTTGCGCGGGCCGTAGGCGTTGCGAATCTTTTTGTACCAGGCTTCCTTCTCTTCGGCCGTAGCGACTTTGCCGGCCATGAAGCAAACCCGCTCAAACAAGCCGTTGGCCACAGCGTCATCAAAGGTAGCCCGGTAGACTTCGGCGCTGTCCCCGTAACGTTTGTCCCGGATGTCGTTGACCATCTGGTTGAACGCATTGCCCTTGCCGTTGTGGGTACTGATGATGACGATACGACCGCCCCAGATCAGTAACGCCGTGGCGGCATCGAGGACGGCCGACACGTCACGGTGAAATGCGGCTTCATCGATGATGACCTTGCCCTGCAAGCCACGCACGCCGGCTGGGTTGCTCGACAGTGCAACGATCTTGAAACCGGAGGCGTAACGAATGCGGTAGGCATTGATCTGGCGGGTGTTGCCGGCTTCGTCCTGGTCATCGAACAGGAACTCCTCGATCTCGCTGACCCCCGATGCCTGAGCCTCAGCCATTACCCGGCTGAACTTGGCACAATAGCCAATGAACTCCAGGCCTTTTTCCTTGGTGTCGCCAATGTAAAAACAGTCCATGCCGCCCGCGACTTTTTGCGAGGCAGCGGTGATGACCGAGTCCAGCGCTTCGGCAAAGGTGATGCCGGTACGGCGGCCTTTTTCACAGAGTTTGATCTGCGCGTCGATGCCCAGCCATTCCGACTGGTGAGCCATCAGAATCCCGTCATCGAGCGGGTTATAGCCCTCGGGGATTTCCCGGACGCTCGGCGGCAGTTCGTCCCATTCGATGACGCGCAGCGTGCTGGACGAGGGTTTCATCGTTTCACACCCAGGAACTTCTGGCGCCAGAACATGGCCTGGTCTTCGGTCATGCCTTTGGCTTTCACCGCGCTGTCCAGTTCGGCGGCTTGCTCCTGGAGCAAACGGTCGCGGGCCGCTTTTTCGATGACCTGACGTTCCTTCACGCTCATCGTCCGCGCTTCCATGGTGGCCTTGGCGGCGCGGGCCAGGGCCGAGACTTCGGCGATGGTCACTTCATCCTTTTCATGGGCGCCCATGGCAGCCTGGTAGGTCAGCGTCGAGATGGCCTCCACCAACAACACGCCGGTTTTGTCCGAGGCGTCTTCGCCGAACGCGCCCACGAACGCCTCGGCCATTTCGCGCTGTTGGCGGACCTTGTCGGTCAGTTCGTCAAAGCCGAGCTTGAAGCGGCCCAGTGCACTACGGCTGGGGGCTTTCTCATTGGGGAAGCGCGCCTGAATATCGGCCAGCATGTCGTCTAGGGTCATGCGGTCTTCGCGCAATAGCTTCTGGATGTAGGCCTTGACCATCGAAGGCAGGCGATTGATGGAGGACTTGCCTGCCATGGTTACGCCCCCGGCCGTTTGATACCGGGAACACGAGCGCGTCCTGCAGCAATGTCCTGCCCGCGCTCATTGAGCGTGGCTACCAGCACAGGGCCAACATCGGCAACGGTCAATGCGCCTTGTTCGGCCAGCCAGTTCAATTCGGTTTTCACTTGGTCACGGCTAAGGGTATGCCCGTAGCTGTCCAGGGCCATGGTCAACACTGAGCTGTTGGCGCGATAACCGGTCATCTCGGCCAACAGGCGAAGGATCACTAGGCGGATGTCCTGGCGCAGAAAGTCGGCGTATTGGGTCATGTCTTTTCTCGCAGCAAGTAGTCATTGATCCGGTCCAGCGAACGGGCTAAAGGGCCAAGCGCTTCCTTGACCCCGGACAGCTCGGCCCGTACAGCTTTCATATCACCCAACAGGTCGGTGACAGCGGTCTGGTCTGGAAGGTGCCGGACGTGCTCCTCCAGGGCGACAATGCGGGTACGCAGTTCCAGCAGTTCTTGACCGCTGGCTGCCTGGCGCTTGGTCAACCATGTGTAGATACCGAGCACTGTCAAAATCAGCCACTGCACGGTTTGGAAACCGAAGTTCACTTCGTTCAAGTTCATTCAAAACTCCGCGTGGCCAAGTGTTCCAAGGCGTCTATGCAATCAAAACAATGTTCGGTACCAGGCTCGGTCTGGCGGCGATCTTCAGGAATGGCATCACCGCATTCTTCGCAGCGGTAACCCGAGCGACCTGAGCGACGTTGCAACCCACTGGTGCGGGCGCGCAGTACCGCCTCGTCGGTGTCGTCTTCCTCTGTAGCGTATTCAGCTACATCCATAGGGCATCAGTCCTTTTCCTGGAGATCGAGCAGGCCGTTGAGTTGGGCGAGGTTGGAGCGGGCCCACACACCGTAGTCTTGGGCGTGGGCAAGGATGTCGGCCGCAGTGACGCCGCTTTCCAGTAGCTCGGCGTCAGTGCCGGTGGCGGGCCAGGCCGCTTTTTCAGAAGTGGTGGCAGCGGTGCCTGGTCTTGGGGTGGGCACACCAAGGGCTGCGTTGTAGTCGCGCAACCAGCCAGCAGTGAACACACAACGAGGGATAGGCTTAGCGACAGTGCCAGGCGTGGCAATGTATTGGGTCGTGACATGGGAGATGCGCTCCTGGAGCTGGCGTTTTTCTTCTGTGAAACGGTTGAACGTGGCGAACAGCAGAGCCTCGGCTTCGGTGGCACGGGTGACTTGCTGCAGCAGATGCACACGGTTGGCGGTCTCGGCGGCGAGCGCCTGCTCTGCATGCGTTCCCTTGAGGTTTGCCAGGTCGGTGGCACCCAACGACTGGGCATAACGAAACCCAAAGCCATAGGCCACTGAGCCCGCTGCCGCTGCACTGAGGGTGCAAGCCAAGAACGCCGTCGCCAGGCGGGCCGGTAACGGCGAGACAAGCTGTTCAAGCGCGCCCATGACGATGCCTCAAGCGATTGCGTGATTTACGTGCGCGGCGCTTGGCCGCTGTGATGCCGGTCTTGCCATGGGAGCTTGGAGGCATGACGCTGGATCTGATCCAGGTGCCAGCGGCTGTACTGGGAATGGTCCAGCGCCAGGTTCCGAACAAGCCCGCTATCAGCGCCGTGAAGGTTCGACCAAACAGATTCAGTCTCATGGCTGAACCTCCTGATCAGGGCCTTGTTTGATCAGGCGAGCGACGAACAGCAGCAGGCCCAAACCGCTGTTGAACGCGGCATAAGCCTTGGGTGAAAGCTGCGCCTGCCACAACGGCAGCAGCTCAAGTTGAGCGAAGCCAAACAAGGCGATCAGCACGCCGAGTTGGACGCTGTAGAGTTTGTAGCAGCATCGCCAATCGCAGATCAGTTTCATGCGGGGACTCCCGCACCGTGCTGTACCCCGCGCTCGATGCCAGCCAGGGCCAGCCCATCCGCGATCACTGATTCGCCGTACCACTGACCGCCTGGCAGTGGACCCGAGCCGTTTTCATGACGAATGATTGCCAGCACCAGGGCGCGCATAGCGTCGTATTGATACAAGTCGACGCCTTCAAAGTCCGGGTCGAGCCCCATGGCGCGGGCGACTTGCAGGGTGTAGGCCTTGGTGTCGTTTTCCGAGGCTGGGGCCCAGCGCTCAACGATCTCGCGCACGCTGTCAATCCGGCTGCCATCAGCGGCTAGGCGCTTGTCCTGGTAGGTAATGAGCACGCGGGCAATAGCCCGAATGCCCCAGCGCGGGCCATTGAACTGGACGAAGTTGGTATCTGACTGGGCAACGGCCATGCCTTGCCAGCGCACGCCCTTGGCGTGACGGATGTTGCCGGGATTGAAGTTGCGGATGCCGCGAGGGGTTTCGGGTCGCATGGGACGCCTCCTGTAATGGCGCCGCCACTTTCGGACGCCAGAAATACACACGCCGCCATGATGGGCGGCGTGATACAGGAGGGCTTTTAATCGAGTTTAAAGAGATTGCTGGCTTGGTGATTTTTACGGTCTGTTTAACTAAACCCAGCCCCGGCTGTGCTGGAAGATCTCCACAGTAGTGATGCTTTCTCGATACGCGTAAATCATCGGGCCGTACCTACGCTCAACTCGTAAGAACAGAAAGTACGGCACTATCATCCCAAACAAGATAGTCGCTGCGATCAGGAGTGGGTAGCCAAGGACAATGTCGGAAAATAGCTCTATTAGAAACGTCAACGCACCTAAGACCATCCACCCCACGAGGGGATTGAATAGGGTTTTTCTGCGAGCATCTTTTAGCCGTTTGCGCAGATGGATAAGTAGCTCAGCTACTTGCTCGCGGCTATGGTAGGTCAGGTCACCCACGCCATAGTTATAAATGTCGCCGCCAGCCACTTGCCCTACATTGCCATTGAAGTCCATATGGATTATCCGTTCAAGTGCGGCAAGTCAATTTTGAGCTGACCTTCTGGTGCGTTCAGCTGGTCTAGACAAATCGACTTGCAGGCTAGTTTTTCAATGAAAATACTTTTGCCAGCTGAATCAATTTCTACATAGCAGGTATGTCCACCAGCCTTGTAAGCATCAGGAATGCGGGCTGTTTCTGGGACATCGAAGATAATGGATGTCCTGAAATGGTCTTCCACGCGGATGTTCCTAAACGTCTGAGCGTACTTGTCCAAACCAGGGCAAACCTGACGGACACCGGGCAGTGATTTGATGACTACTTGATCATCCGATGACACGGCGAACACAGAGGGCACGGACGATTCTTTCCCACATCCCGACAAACCCAGCAGCGACAGCCCGAGCAACCCCAAAATCCTTGTTTTCATTTTCACGTCCTTAATTAAAACAAAATGCCGCCAATACAAATACCGGCGAAAAACAGGGCTGCTGCGTTCTTCTGATGCAGCATCAAAAACTCCTTGATGGCCAGCTTGCTAACCTCGGGAATCAATGGTGTTTCCTGTCGACCTGGCACGAAGCCCTGGACGAACTCTAGTGTCATTTGTAGCTGTGTTTTTTGAAGGTTGTTTAGCTGAGTACGGCCGAAAGTTAACTCGCAAAAATTGTTCATCTCAGCTTTGGCATCTTTTTCAGCGACGACCCGCAATACCTTGCCGACCAACCTGCGTTTATCAGCCTCTTCTTGCAGATACTCCAACCTTGCTTGCAACACGCCTCGTGCATTTACGAACTGCTCGGCGGTGATTTCGCTAATCGTAGTGACCCCAAGCTGAGCATGAACCCGACGCCAAACATCGCGCGGGTCATCACCTAGTTCCTCACACTTTGCGCGCAACTGATGCAGCTCCTTTCGCTGAGCTGATACCAAACCTCGTGTCTCGGTTTTGTCGGCGAGATTGATATTGATGCCGTAATTGTTGATATCGCCAGCCGCCGCTTGGCCCACATCACCATGAAAGTCCTGGCTCATGGGTTACTCCTTGGATTTCACATCCCCAAAATTGAAGGTCACACCTGCTTTGTTTGTGACATTGCCAGCAACCGATTGGCCCACGGCCCCATGGAACGTTTGTTTCACGGGGATAGAGCCAGCAGTGACAGCAGCAAGAGCGGCCGCCTTGACCGCTAAAGGTGCGGATCTGAACTTCTCAAGCAGCTCTACTTCGGCCGCAGTGAGTGACCCCGCAGATCGCTCTCCAGTAACGATATAAAGCGTATCTGCACCGATCTTTGCGAGCGCAGCAAGGTAGTCCGCCCCCGGATACCTTTCGCCCTGTTCGTACTTCAGTTGAGCAAGCTTCCTGACTCCCCCGACAGCCCCAATCGCAGATTGGCTGTAACCCAGCCGCTCTCGCTCCTCTCTAAGGCGCTCGCCGATACTCAAAAGCATACATCACCACTTGACAGGTATCCTTTTGGATACCATCATGATTACCACATAACCCAATTATCTTTGCATCACAGGAGCCACCACTATGGCCACCCATGCCAAAGCCCTAACCGCCGACCAGGTGAAAGAAAACTTCCGTCGTGTCGGCAAAACGTTCACTCAATGGGCTATCGAAAACGGTTACACCCGGAACGAGGTGTATCGCGTCCTCAATGGCCAAGCCAAAGCCAACTACGGCAAGGCTCATGATATTGCGGTGAAGCTCGGTCTCAAACCTTCAATGGCGTTGGCAGCGTGATGGCTACCTTGAACGGCGAGCTTCTCGCGCTCCGGCCAACTGATCGCACAGCCAGGACACTGTCTTTGTCGCCTCGCTTTCTATCGGTTGCCCCGGCCAGCGGATGGGTCGCAAAACCTGATCAATGCGCTCAGGTGCTATCAGTCCTTCAACCTCAAGCATCGCAACAAGGCGTAACCAGCCTTGTGCCAGAGCATTCACCTGCGCTTCCAGCCTTTCAGTTCGGTCGGTCATATCTCGTATCCATGTCGGCGAATGTACCCGAAAAGATTGCGCCTGGAGTAATCCTTTTGCCTAGTTGCAAACGCGGGAATTGTTTGGAAATGGTTCCGCCGAGGGCTTTCCAATGAACCGTCGTCGCTGGAAGAACGCCCAACCGACCTCCCTGCGCCATGCAATGGAGCTGTGCAAGGACTTCGCAAAGGAAGCCCACAACAAAGGTGTCGAGCGTATCGCCGATGAGATGGGGGTCACTGATCATTGGTCAGTTTACAAGTGGCTGCAAACGGGTCGCATGCCGGCCAATTTTATCCTTCCTTATGAACGGGCCTGCGGCTGCGACTTTGTCACCCGCTGGATCGCCGCTAGCTCGGGGCGTCTGACCATTGCAGTGCCAACAGGTCGCAAGTGCACCGCACAGGACACACAAGCCCTGCAGGAAATGCTGACCACCGCGACCGGAAAGCTGTTGGCCTTCTATGCCAACAATTGCGAAGCCGATGAAACCCTTGCTGCCATTCAGGCGGCAATGGAGGGGCTTGCTTGGCACCGGGGCAATGTCAGCCAAACCCAACAACCACAACTCGAACTGGAGGGGCAGCCATGAGCCGTACCGTCTCTGCCGCTGCACGGGTATTGCGCGCTCTTAAGGCCTTGAAAGGCCACACCGTGACCGGCCTCAGCAACACAGAGCTGGCCCAACTCACCCAGGACAGCCCGAGCAATATCAGCCGCGCCATGCAGACGCTGGTTGAAGAAGGTTTGGTGGTGAAACTGGACAACGGTCGCTTCGCTCACTCAGTGGGAATGCTGCAGATCGCCCAGGCCCATGCCGAGCATATGGCCCGCCTGACCAACCGTATGCAGGAAATTAACCAGCGCATATCTGCTGGCTCGACGAACTAAGGAGAACACCATGGCGCGTACAAAACTGGACGCAACACCTGCTATCGAACTGCCTGCACTGGACGGAGAAGCGCTGACGGCTGATCAGAATTTGATGGCAACAATTGTCTCTTCGCACAGCGAGGAGCGCGATCTACTAAATCAGCTTCTCGGGCAAGCTCAGATGGCTGATGCCTTTGGCAATTTTTGCCGAACGGTTCGGCTTTCAAAACTAGCCTATGTGAAAGAAAACAAGCTGTACCGTGCATTGGCTGGCAAAAGCATGCCGGACGGTTCGGCATTTTCTGGAACATGGGAAGAGTTTTGCGAGCTGCTTGGATCATCCAAAGATAAGGTTGATGTCGACCTTCAAAACCTGCGTGCATTCGGCGAAGAAGCTCTGGAGTCCATGTCCCGCATGGGCATCGGCTACCGTGAAATGCG